CGACACGTTAATCTGAATAACTGGCGCGCCAATCTTTCTTAAAATATGTTCTTTAAATTCATCTCTTGTTGTTGGCTGTGCCATGGTTGTCCCCTTATGCCAGCTCTGATCTTACAATGATCTTAATGTAGCCAGTGTTTGGAAATGTTTCTGATGTTCCGTTTGTATAATCAATTTGGAATTCTGCCGAGTGAATACCTGTGTTTGCAGTATCACCTGGTTGCCAATCATATTTGACTATTCCTTTTGATGCATTAACAACTGCACCGAGTCCGTCTGTGACAATAGATGTTCCACCTTCGGAAGTCATATGAAATTTTATAGCAGATGCATTTGTCATGGATCGTGCTCTTCCAGTTGCGTCGGTTAAAACGGCTTCAATAGAAGGAGCTGTATCGTTTTGTTTAATGTAAAAACTAGCCGCCATTGTACTTTCTCCAAGTCTTTTGTTTTTATTTATTCAATGTCTTTAGTAGCTTTTTACTAAACGACCTTGTGATGGTCTTACGAGTGTTTCGTTTCTATAATCACGGCTGATAATTTTAACTCCTGTTCTTAAATCAGTATAGTTATTATCATCAATTCTTACACCGTTTTCACCGCTTTTTGTTGTTCGCAATCCATTCAAACTATTTAATATGTTTAACTCATTCTGTCCATCATTTCCATTACGGAATGCAAGACCATTTAATCCTGTCCTGCTATATTCTCTTGTTGAATCATTGATTGCAACTGATGAGAGTAAAAATGGTACAACAGTATCACCTTCAAATTCTGATACTTGCGCCATTCTTGATGAAAGGCCAATTTCAAATACCTTATCAAAAATACCTTTGACAGGTACTTCACCTGTGCCTGTTGTACTAAATGATGTTTTAGGTTTACCTCGGGCCGATACTAATACACCTGTTTGGAAATCTGTTATGAAATCAAGTGTAGTGTTTACAGTAGCACGGTTTGGTACATCAACTTCAGTATCTGTTGTAAATGTAACTGTCTGGTCCAATGCACCTTTGATTGGTGCTATTGCTGTTGCGTCTAAAATGAATGGTACGAGTACATCACCATCAAAGGCGCCTGTTGCTACGGAAGATGATGTTGATACTCCAAATGAGATACCGACATCAGCACCACCAACAATTGGATTAAATGCTGTTGATGAAAAGGTAAAAGGTAAAGTAAATGCTAGATTACCAGATGCTGGTACTCTTACGCCGTATGAAACAACGGAAAAATCTAGTGTATTACTTGAGGTCCCTGTTGCCATGGAACGTCACCTCCAGGCTTATGCACCGCCCGCAGTGATTGTGAATGAAGTAATAGAAATTTGCTGTCCAACAGCAATACTTGTGTTATCGAGTTCCATATCACCGCCACCTGAGGTTACTGTGATTGATCCTTGCATATGGCATGATGTGCCACCAGAATTGTGTACTCGGAAATAACCTGCAACACCTGTTGAGTCAGCAGATAAATCTTGCCATGAACCTAATAGGTTTACAACACCACTTGAAGGTGCACCTAAAAAGTCAGAAGGCAATGTCATAGTTGCAAGAACGGTACCTGTGTTTGCTGAAGCACAATTAGTAGGTGGTGATCCTGTTGAAATTGTGAGTATTGGACTAACGCCTGTTGTTGTTTCTATTGCGGCAAGTGTCGCATTTCTAACGTCGTCGGATAATTGAAACGCCATTTCTTTCTCCTTTTAAATAAGAATTGTACTGTGTTCCAACTATTTATAATTAGTTACGTCTTTCAATATCATCTTCTGATAATGTATCGCCCATCCATACTTCAATCACCTTTACAGGTGTTTTACCGACGTTTTTAGCCAAATGCCATGTCTTTACAGGAATGTCAATACTGTCACCAGTTGAATAAACCTTAGATGTTTTGTAACCGTTAGTAAACTCAAGATTCATTTCAAGTTTGCCATCAACAATATGCCAATGCTCCGAACGAACAAAATGCCGCTGATCTGATAATGCCGCATTAACATCAATAGACAATTCTTTAACTTTCCAATGCCCGTTGTTATCTAGGTTACGGTATTTACCCCATAGTCTTTGTGTTTCAGGCTTATCCCAGTTTTCAAGCAACCATGATGAACTGTTCTTTTTATCATTGCCGCCAACACCAAACACAAAACCAATATCACATTCATCTTTAAGTTGGTTTGCATATTCTACTTCAGGTGTTGTACCTTTTTGACGGTCACCGCCATTAGCAAATATGATTTTTGAGTTTCTGGGAAATGTATCTTTGATATGCCTAATAGCTTCACAGGCATGATTTTCGGTATCGTCAAATTCAAATACACCACCGACGCATTTGATTTCTTTAACAATAGCAGCACGTTCAGACATAGGCATAAACGGTCTACCTTTTTTACGAGTTAACCATTCATCAGAATTTAAACCAACCATAAGAATATCACCGAGTTCTTTTGCGGCTTTAAAATATTCAATATGCCCTGAATGGAGTGGATCAAATCCACCAGTTACTATAACTACTTTCATATCAATTACCTTTCATAAAATAATCCCACGCAAAACTAACTTTTGTTTTATTAGAAATCATATTTCTTTTATTATTATAAATTGACGGATGTACCCACCAATCTTCATGAGCGTTAATAGGATCAACACTAAGGTCTTGCACCATCAGTTTATATCCTATCTTATGAAGTATATCCCGTGAGTTATCTTTAAAATCGTTTTGCCACCAACAATAATTATGTTGGAATTGGATAATCCCAAATTCATATTTGTTAAATGGTATTTTTGTTAATACATCAAGAGATGTTTCTTCAGAATTAATGCGTAAAAAATCAATGTATTGTTCCATACAAGATTGATTAAACAACAAGTCAAAATTAATTTGGGAGGCATCACTGCGGATAATCTGACTCGTTCTTTCTCTTGAATGTATATAACACATTCTTTCATCGTTGTCAATACTAATACCCTTCCACCCAAATTCTTTTTCAAGCAATGCGGTATTATTACATTCAGTTGGGTGCCCAGAACCTATTTCAATAAACGATCCACCTTCTTTACCATCCGTCACTGATAATACAAATAAGTCTTGCATATGTCGGGCATAATTATGTTTAATATCTTCAAACCCAGGAAACGGAAACTTGTACAGTTCTTTATCTTCATCGGTATATGGTATACGATGTGGATACCCTACTTTATTAACCCATTCGCAAACATCCTGAAACGATTCTTTATCCAAACTTTCTCTATGCTTTGCTTTGAATAACAATAGTTTTGAACTATCAATACCATCAGATTTCCAACGAGCAATTGCGTATTGTGCTGCAAATGCTGACATACCTGGAAACCCTATGCCAAGATCACCTTCTGCAGTTGTATTTTTACCAATACTACTCCATGCAAGTGCATCTCTATAATTGTCTTGAGTTATTGATAATTGTGCAAGAAAGTAATATGCTTCAGGTCTTTCAGGCATAACCTGAATTGCGTTTTTAAGTAATCCCCAAACGGTTTGAGATCTCCTACCTGCTTCATCATAAACCGCAGCACCACGCAACAAACTTTTATATTGTATGACACGTTCTGCATCCGTAACACCAGGTGAATAATCTGCGGCTCTTAAATAGAATGTAAAGGCGGCAGCCAATTGACCAAGTTTAAAATATTCTTCTGCAAGTGCAAATGATTTCCAAGGATTGTCATAGTCAAGAACAACGTCATTTAGTAAATTATTAATCATAGTTATACCTTAGTTAAAAAATCAAAGAATACGCCTTTTGGCATTTTCAAAATATATGATGCGTTATCACTTAAACCAAATGAGATTAAGATATCTGTTTCGGTAAATGTAACACCGGTTACAAACTCAATATTAAATTCCTGACTTTTTGCATGGTCATAATAAGTACCCATAAAATGAAATTCTTTTGATGTATGTATAATGTTCCAATCATTATCCCAAACAACTACACGGTGTGCATAGTTACCATCTTTTCTAAAGAAAGAGTCTTTAAGCAAATTTGTTTCATGGCAAAATGCCATTTGCTTATTATCATCAATACGAATAACCTGAGAACCGCCACGCAAATCTTTTTGTAAATTAGCACGTTGGTCTTCACTTAACTGAACAGCATCCTCACAAGTACCTTCTTCAATGTTAAATTTAACAACCTGAGTTGGGTTTGACCATTTAACAAAATGCCAAGGCATATCTAAAATAGGCATCCAATTCTTTTCACAATATGATTTATCACCATTTGGTGCAGGAATTGGGTGACGACTGATTTCTTTCCATTCAGTACCATCGTGTTCAACGTGGCACATTTCCATACGTCCTGTACCTTTATCATCATAGCAATCACGGCGAACACCGCAAAGGTACATTTTATCATCCCATTTAAATAAACGTGCATCCTCAAGGCCGACGAAGTTCCATGTTGGTTTAGTATCTAAAACCATGTTTACTCGACCTGCCGACAGCAGTTTGAAATCTTTATCGTATTCGCATAGAATGTTGTGCGTTCCTAGTTTAACATCATCTTCAGGATGTATATAAACTAATGGTCCCCACTGATGTGGAAACTTTTTACCTTCACTGTGATATAGGATATAATTGATATGGCGAACATTAACAAACATCCTATCACCATCTAAAAAGATGCTAGGATTCATTAGGCCGGTATCTTCGCCGCCTAGTACTTCTCTTGGAATAATAATAGGATGTATTTCACCGCCACGTTTAAGAGCGTATGTAGCCAGCCCACCTATATGCAAATCGTGCATTATGCCTCCATAATATAAACATTATTTAATTAACCCCAAACAGGGTTTCTTTGTGTCATAGTCAATTTGTCAATCTTTTGTTGGATTTTTTGATTGATAATTTGCTCATGAGGTTCGTCTATCGTTGCTTTCACCCAATTGATAACCGTTTCTTCAGTCAAGGAATCGAGTGATACAAAACTGTCAGCGGATGTATCAACGGCAGACAAAGTGGTACGTCCCAAATATGTTGCTTCATTACCACTTAAATCTGTACCGATCTTTTTCCACTTAACTTCAATAACGGCATTTTCAAGAGTGTCGCCGTTACTATTAACCTGATTTTTTGTTCCAAGTTTTACGACTTTCCATTCATATACCATTTAGTTCTTTCCTTATCCTAAGGCTTCAGGGTCTGGCGTTACTGATTCGCCTGTAGCCCAAGGCAAGTCACTTGGTGCAACTTCTTCTTCATTTTCTTTATCAATTTGCAATTGAATTTGCTCATCAATGTGTGCTTTATAAGATGGTGAACCATTAACAACTGCTTTGATCCAACCGATAACAGCTGCTTCAGTCAAATCTTCAAATGCTGTAAATGTTCCTGCTGGTACATTAGCCGCGGTAAAAGGTGTTGCTCCTGCAAACTCTCCTGCGTCACCATTTGCGTTTGTTCCTTTAACTCTCCAAAAAGTTTGAACAACAGCGTTTGTATTAGTTTCGCCGTCGATATTAACCTCATCTCTTACCTTAAGGCTTTCGACCGACCATTCATATGTAAATGCCATTTTTAAATCTCCGTCTGTGATTGTAGTTATATTTATTCTTTATTGCTCATGAGCATTGTAACCATTTCTGTCAATTTGTCAATGGCTTTTTTCTGCTCATCTATTTGCTTTTGTTGTTTATTTATTGTTTCCTGCTGCTCTTTTGTTGACTCAATAAGTAGCCCAACCATGTTACCATAGTTAACTGCTTTACGTTTACCACCGCCAGCATCATTTGGATCGAGTGTGTCAATCTCATAAACAATACCTGGTAAAACTTTTTCAACTTGTTGAGCGATAACGCCGGTATGTCGGCCATCACGGTCGATATATTTATAAGTGATACCATCAAGTGACATTAC